TGGCTAAAAATAGAACGTATTACATTGACGCAACCAACGGAATTTTTGATTTGCCATTTGGTCCAATTGCAAGCGTTGAGGAAATAACCATTGACGGAACCGCAACAACCGATTATGAAGTTTTAGGTTTGGACAATCAAACAATCGAATTGGACGGCGGTTCAGCGGAACGTGTAAAAATAACGTATATAACAACCGGAATTGATGACGCGTTGATTAAACAATCAATGTTGCAATTAATATCAACGTATTACGACAATAGAAGTGATTTTGTTACCGGAAATATTTCAGAAATACCAACGACAACAAAACAAATTTTAACGTCTTATAAATCAATGTTTATATAATGAACGCCGGAAAATTAAATTCTAAAATAACAATCAAACGTTTAACAAAAACCGCCGACGAATTTGGGGGGTTCAATTCGACATTGTCGGACGTTGCAACGATTTGGTGCCATTTAACAGAAATTAAGGGCGAAATAAACGACAAATTCGGCAAACGTGAACAAGACGTCCAGGTTGAAATAACAATGCGTAAAAATACGGCGGATTTAATTCAGTTAGGCGACATTTTCACGTTGGAAAACGAAACGCAAAAATTTAGAATAAATAACAAATTCGAATTTGATTTGGATTTTTACACAAAACTATTGGCGACAAAATCGGAATAAATGAACGTAAACATTAAAATAAACCAAAACGATTTGTTGAAACTTAAAAATAAGTTAGACAAAATGCGTGCGTTCGAATCCAAAACATTATCCAATGAGTTGGGGAAAACCGGTTTAGAAATAGTACGTTTGGCGAAACGCGAGGTAAGATATGACAATGGCGATTTAAGGAAAAGTATTTCAGCAGAAACAAACAAAACAACAAAATCCGTTGTCATTCAAGCGTTAGCACATTATGCGCCTTATGTTGAATTTGGAACCGGTGGAATGGTTGATTTAACCGACATGACACAATTAGGCATTCCGGAAAGTTACGCGGCACAATTTAAAGGCAAAGGCATTCGAGAGGTTAATTTGCCGGCGCGTCCGTTCTTTTTTAGTTCGGCGCGAATAGGATTTAAAAATTTATTAAATCGTCTAAATGGCGAAATACAAAAAGCAATTAAATAATGTTAGAAGCTATCCATTTTGTACGCAAAGCAATCATTGCAAAATTAAACGGCAACGTTACAATTGACGGTTCGAACGTTCCGATTTATGGACGCGTTCCAACAAATGCAAGTTATCCATTTGTCCGCGTTTATTCAGTTTCAAATGACGAAACGGACCAAAACCAAAGTTCGTTTAATATTGAAACAATCACACGAATTGAATGTGTGACACGATTTGCAAGTGATGACGGCGGCGAATTGGATTGCAATTTAATGGTTTCACAATGTTTGGAACAATTGCGCACACGTTCAGCAAATTATATTGATTTGACCGCCAACGGTTTTAATGTTTATACAAGCGTAAACGAGGGCGTCAAATATTTAGAAGATGATTTAAAAGATTTTACTTATTATCGCGCCATTATTGAATTGTCAAATAAAATTGAACAAATCGACGCGGTGGGCGGTTTACAAAGCGAATTACAAAACGAATTACAATCATAAAAAATAACCAATGGCCAAAATAACCTATTCAAATAAAACAGACAACCAAACATCAGCATTGCCGGCGATTAATAAAGTTACCGCCGCCGATTTAAACGAAATAAAAACGTCAGTTAATGACATTTACGACACGTTGGGCGGTTTTGCAGACTATGAAGACGCAACAACAAGCGGAACGCCTATCAATTTGACGGCGGACACCTGGACCGATTTAACAAACGACAAAGCCGGCGCAAACACTTATTCACATTTGCCGTCATATATTAGCGGCGATTTATGGGATTCAGCAGCAAACAAAATTGACACATCAAAAGTTGGCGCGAATAAGATTTTATTAATTAGAAATGATTTTGACGTAACGGCCGGCGCTTCAAATACACGATTAGACGCGCGTTTATATTTTCCGGACACCGGCAAAACAATTGAATTTTCACACGACAACATCGCATCAAATGGCGATCAAGTTCGATATTCAAGAACAACGCAAATATTCACACAAACAAGCGAATTAACAAGCGGCTGCAAAATTCAAATTAAAGTTGATAAAAGCGGAGCAACGGCAATTGTTGAAAATTTTCTTATAACCGTTTTAAGTTTTTAAAAAATGAATGATTTTAAATTATATATGCTCAACACGTTTTCGTTTATGGTTTCATTTACTGCAATTGACGAAATTTTAAAAATATTATTATTGGCGGTTTCAATAGGTTACACCGCACAACGTTGGTATTATTTGAATAAAAATAAAAATGACTAAAAATTTTTTGATTTCCGAATTTGAATGTAAATGCGGCGATTGTAAAATTAGCGCCGACGTTAAAAACAATTTAATTAAGTTAGCAAATCAATTGCAAATTTTGCGTGATAAAGTACAAAAACCAATCAAAATAAATTCCGGTTATAGGTGCGCCAATTATAACGACAATATTGTTAATGGCGCCAAACATTCAAGACACAAAAAAGGACAAGCGGCGGACATTGTTATTGACGGAATGACGCCAAACGAAGTACACGAATTGGTTTGCGAAATGGTAGAATTGGGCCAAATAAATTTCGGCGGAATTGGAAAATACAATACATTCACACACGTTGATATTCGCGACTATTCAGCGCGTTGGGATTATACCAAAAAATAATATTATGGCAAAGCAATCATATAAAGACAGAAACGGAACAACGCGCGTTGGCGACGCGTTACGTTGGTTGGTTTCCAAAGGAAAAAAAGTTGCGCCGGAATTGTTAGACATTGCCGGCAACATTACCGGAATTGAAAGTTTAAATTTGTTAAGTGACAAAATAAAAAATGACGGCCAATTGTCAGAAATTGACAAACAAATGTTGTTGGCGGAATTAGAATTTGACGTTATAGAAATGCAAGAGGTCACAAAACGTTGGACGTCCGACAATGCGACGGATTCGTTTTTAACAAAAAACATTCGGCCAATGGTATTGGCTTTTTTAACGTTGACGTTGTTTATATATATCATTTTGGATTCGTCAATTGGTGGTTTTAATATTGCGCCACAATGGATTGATTTATTGTCAAGTCTTTTATTATTAGTTTACGGCGGTTATTTCGGCGCGAGGTCAGCCGAAAAGATTGTCAAAACCTGGAAAAAATAATTTATTAAATATCTTTTTTAATTTTTGTATTTTTGCTAAAAACAAATTTATATGTCATTAGCAGACGACGCAAAATTATTGTTAATTCCAACCGGTTTTGGACCATCAAAAGTTTATTCAGTATTTCCAACGGACGGCGACGGCGATTTTACTTATACACGAAGCGGCGACGCGTCAAGGGTTAATCCTGGAGGTTTAATTGAAACGGTTGGAACAAATATTCCACGAATAGATCATTTCGGCGGCGGTTGCCCAACGCTACTTTTGCAACCACAACGTTCTAACTTTTTTACTTATTCAGAAAATTCAAGTCAATGGGTGTCATCAAGAGGTATAACTACATCTAACAATATTGTAGCACCTAACGGAGAGTTAGCAGGTAGTTTATATGAAAAAACACAAGATGCAAATGAGGGTTTTGTTTATAGAAATTTAAGTGTTTCAAGTGTAGGCACATATTCTGTAAGTGTATTTTTAAAATATAACAATTCACAATATGCACACTTTTTATTATTTGATGGAAGTAGTAACGGTGCAAGAGTTTGGTTTGATATTGAAAACGGTCTCGTAGGGACTACTACAACTTTTGGGAGTACTTTTACTGCAAGTGATTTAAGTATTGAAAATTATGGTAATGGTTGGTATAGATGTAGTGCAAAATATGTAGTTACGGGAACAGATACAACGTGGCGGTTTAGAGTAAGTCCGAGCGGTGGCAATGGTGTAACAATTAGCGATAGTGGTGCTAAAGTTTACTTTTTTGGCGCACAAGTAGAACAAGGAAGCTATCCTACAAGCTATATAAAAACAGAAACAAGTACAGTAACAAGATTAAAAGATGAGTGTATAAATGGTGGGGATAGTGATTTGTTTGATATTACAGAGGGTACATTTTTTGTAGATATAACGCCATTTAATAATGAAAGTTCAAATAGATATATTAGTTTAAGTGATAGTACATCAGATAATAGAATTGAATTTCAAATCAGAGCATCGGCAAATGTTATAGATGTATTATGCGAGGGTAACAATGAAGGTTTGGAAGTTATAAGAACAATAAGCATAACATTTAACACAAGAAATAAATTATTAGTTACTTTTAATGATACTAATTTTAAAATTTATATAAACGGAAGTTTAAATTTTACAGATACAAGTTTCACAAAACCAATAAATCTTAATAGATTAAGTTTTGCAAATTCAACAAATGGTTTTGTTTATGAGGGCAAAGTACACGATACAAGAGTTTATGACAGAGTATTAACAGAAGCAGAAGCAATAGAAATAACAACACTATAATTATGGCGCATATAGTTAAAAAATACGAGTTTGAAAATGAATCAATCGTTGATTCACTAATTAGAAATTTAGGCGTTGAAACCGACGACGACGGAAACGAATTTCCAACACACCAAAACGCCATTGTAAAAATTGGAAACTTTATTGTAACGGACGGCGAATACGACGACGATTTGAACGAAATCACACCGCCGGTTTTATACGATAAATTTTGCGTTGACGTTTTTTGGAATGACGAAAACGATTCAGCAATTGCGGATTGGTCCGCGTACGAAATAACAATTCAAGACGAGGGCGTCCACAAGTTCGCCGGAGTTAATTATATCACGAAAGAATAAAATAAATAATTCGTATATTTACAAAAAATTTAATAAACTTTAAAACATAAAAATATGGCTACAACGGGAGTTTTTAACGGAACAAATTTAATTTTATCGGTTGAGGGTGCAACAGTTGGACACACAACAAGTTGTTCAATGTCACTATCAATGGACACACCGGAAGCAACAACAAAAGATTCAAACGGATTTTCAGAATATATCGGCGGCGTGAAAGGTGGCGAAATATCATTTGAAGGTTTAATTGCTTATGATGATTCAGCAAACGCAATTGAAATGGCCGATTACTTATTGGCGCGTACGCAATTAACGTGTGTATTTGGAACGGCCGAAACCGGCGATGCGGTTTATACTGCGGAAGGGTTTTTGTCAAGTGTTGAAATGTCAGCGGAAATGGAAGCGGCCGTCACTTATAGCGGTTCAATCACAATAACCGGTGCAATCACTAAATCAACAAATTAAAAAGATTTAAAAGTTTATTATTTTGGCCGCCGTCATTTTTTGGCGGTGGCTTTTTTTTTATTTATTAACGACAAACAACAAATAAAATGGCAAACAAACACAAAGGTTATATCGACATAAATGTCGGTGGCAAAAAAAGAACATTACATTTTTCAATGAATTTTTGGTCCGAATTTACGGAACAATTGGGCGTTCCATTACATGAAATTGGTGACGTATTCACAAAAGGAATTTCAATCAAAGGTTTACGCGCGTTAGTTTACGCCGGTATTTTAGCAAATGACCAGGAAAACGGAAACGAAATTGACTACAATATTTTCAAGGTTGGGACGTGGCTCGACGATTTAGAACCGGACAAAATAAACGCCATTGTTGAAACAATGTTGGAATCTAAAATTTTAGGCAATAGCTTAAGCGGCGACACAAAAGAAGTGGGAAAGCCGAAGCCGTCAAAGAAATAACATTCCAAAGTTTAACCGATTATTATATTGGTTTAATAGGCGTACACCCAAACGATTTTTGGCGGCAAACGTGGCGTGAAAATGCGTTGTTAGCGGAACATTATCACAACAATATAAATTTGCATTGGGAACAAACGCGGTATTTGGCAGCAATGATCCACAACGTAAATTGTCAAAAGAAATCGCAAATGATAAAACCGGAAAAATTATTTGAATTGCCGGTTGATAAAAAACGCAAAAAAGAACGCGACAAACCTAAATCAACGCGCGAACAAATGGAAGCGTTTAAACTTAAAGCCGAATCGATGACAAAGAAAACGACGCTAAAATAAAAGCGTCTTTTTTTTTGTATTTTTGTTTAAAATATTCTTTATGGCCGAATCAAATTTAAAAATTAATATTACCGGCGATTCGTCGAAATTAAAAAACGCTTTAAGTTCCGCAAATTCTCAAATGAATGCGTTCGGTAAAAAAATGCAAAGCGTTGGGCGTTCAATGACTACTCAATTAACTTTGCCGATTGTTGCAGCCGGTGCAGCCGCTACAAAATTAGCATTGGATTTTGACAAGTCAATGACGCAAATTGAATCATTGGTTGGAGTTGCTGCGGACGAAGTCGCAAAAATGGGTGAAGCCGCAAAAAAAATGGCAACAGAAACCGGACGGAGTGCAAACGAAGCCGGCGAAGCGTTGTTTTTTATTACGTCGGCCGGATTAAGAGGTTCACAAGCTACGGACGTTTTAAACGCGTCTTTAAAAGCGGCGGCCGTTGGTTTAGGCGAAACAAAGACAATTGCAGATTTGGCAACGTCCGCAATGAACGCATACGGCGCCCAAAATTTAAGCGCAACCGCTGCAACCGATGTTTTGACGTCGGCGGTTCGTTTAGGTAAATTAGAAGCGTCGGAATTAGCCGGTGCAATGGGTGGCGTCATTCCTATTGCGTCAAATATGGGCGTTGGGTTTGATCAAGTCGGCGCGGCATTAGCTGCAATGTCAAAAACCGGAACAAACGCCGCAAATGGTGCGACACAATTAAACGCCATTTTAACAACAATAGCAAAACCGACGGCAGACGCCGAAGCCGCATTTAATAAAATGGGGTTCACGTCCGATTCATTAAAAGAAACATTGGCCGAAAAAGGTTTAATGGGAACGTTATCAATGTTAAAACAAGGTTTGGACGCAACCGGTCAAGAATTTACAGACATTGCGCCAAACGTTAGGGCCTGGAAAGGGGTTTTGGATTTAACCGGCTCATCAATGAATGACAACATTGCATTGTTTGACGAAATGACAAGGGCAACCGGTGCAACAGACGAAGCGTTTAAAAAAACGTCACAATCGGCATCATTTAAATTTGCTCAAGGAATGGCGACAATGAAAAATTCTTTAATGGAAATCGGACAAATTGTTTTGCCGGCGGTTGTTAATGGAATTACAAAGTTGTCAAATTTTATTAAAGGTTTAGCGGATTCATTTAAAAACTTATCGCCACAAACGCAAAACATTATTTTAACATTAACCGGTATTTTAGCGGCGGCCGGTCCATTGCTTATAATATTTGGAAAATTAATGGCCGGAATTTCGGCATTAGGTCCAATTTTAGGAATAGCGGCAACCGGTTTCAGATTATTAACAACGGCAATGATTGCAAATCCAATTTTGGCCGTTGCTGCGGCCATTGCTGCGGTTGTTTTAGCGTTAAGAAGTTACAAAAAGGCACAAAATGAAGCGACGGCGGCGTCAATTGGAAAATTAGATATTTTACAAGTCAATGAGGAATTAAAAAATTCCGAAACTGAATTGGCCGAATTAGAAGCGAAACGAAGTCGAATTTCATTAGGTGCATATAAACAAGGAAAAAAACGTTTAGAGGAAAATATTTCGCTTTTAAAAGAACGCAAAGGCGTATTAGAACAACAAGCGGAATTGGAATCAAAAGAGGTTGAAACCGCAACAACCGACGCCGGAGTTGTAACCGAACCAATTACCGTTGATATTACGCCGGTTGTAAATCCGGAAGACGCACAAGCGGCTGCGGACAAATTAAAACAATTACAAAATGACATAAATTCGGCATTAGTAACAAATGACGCCGAAGCGTACAAGAAAAGACGCGCCGATGCAGTTGCACATTATGACGCGTTAATAAATAACGAAAAGACAACCGCGGATCAACGCATTGCATTAGAAAACGCCAAACAATCTAAATTGGCGGAAATAGACGATACCGAAACCGAACGTTTAAAACAAAAAGGCGAGGACAAACTAAACGAGGAACGCAACCAACAACAACAATTGTTGGATTTAAAACAACAAATTGCAGACGCGACAAACGCAAGTGACGAACAACAAAAAGCGTTGGAAATTGAACGCATAGGTGCAAAATTTGACGAATTAAGACGTTTGGCGGCCGAACATGGTTTATTAAGTGCCGAACAAAAAGCCGCATTTGATGCAGCCGAAGCCGAAGCCGAAGCGTTGGTCTATGAGGAAAAGAAAGTCCGTTTTATGGATTTTATGATTCAGCAGCAAACGGCTGCGGAATTAATGCAAAAAATTGGTGGTCAAATTGACGCGTCATTTGGCGCTATTGGAAGTTCAATTACAGATATGTTTGGCGGCGCGCAATCGGCAACCGGTGCGTTTGTTGGAACATTAGCGAAAGACGCATTACAAATTTTGGGACACAATTTAAAAATCGCAATGGCCGGCGGTACGGCAGCCGCAACAGAAACGGCAAAAAGTTTTGGACCGGCTGCGGCATTTGTTTTACCGGCATTAATAGCCGGCGCAACCGCTTTAATTAGTGGGACATTTGCAAAGTTCGCGGACGGTGGTATTGTTAGCGGTCCAACAATGGGGTTAGTTGGGGAATATCCAGGCGCGCGCTCAAATCCGGAAGTTATAGCGCCGTTAAATAAATTACAAGGAATGATCGGCGGCGTTGGTGGTGGCGGAAACGTAAACGTGACCGGTTCGGTTCGCGTTGACGGTCAAGACTTATTAATTGCAATTGAACGCGCCAATGAAACGGCCGGTCGAATATATTAAAACTAAATTATGGCGTACGGCGTTAAATACCGATTAATTTTTTCCGATGTTTTAGGATTTGGAAAAAAAGTTGAAATACTAAAAAAAGATTATACCGGCGACGTGTTGCCAATGATAGCCGGCGCAAAACCGGTTCAAATTTCGTGGCAATCGTCAGACGATTTTTATAAACCAATAATAGGATCTAAATGTACGTTGTCTTTATTAGTTACGGACACAATTCAATATGACGATTTTTATAAGTTTGACGAACGCGAATATAAGGTTGTTGTTTCATACGCAAAGAGTCAAGGCGAAATATACGCGGACCGCGTCGAAGCCGACGGCGGAACGTGCGAATCTTTTGAATGCGTCGACAACGTTTTAAATAATTTCGAAACTATTTCAACAAATTATCAAAACCGCGTTGTTGAGGACGGCGGCGAGGTTGAATCGTTGTCGTGCGTGGCGGACGCCATAACCGACGACAATTTTTATCGTTGGGGTGCGTATTGGTCCGGCTTTTTAGTTGTAGACCGATATAAAGAAAAATTAACAACACCGCCATTTGGTATTTCAATTAACGCATTCGACGGTTTAGGTACATTAAGCAATTTTAATTCGCCAATTAGTTATAATAATAACAATGCGCCAACATTAATTCAAGTCAAAGAAAAGATTTTTGAAATACTTCAAAATTTAGATTTGGATTTAGATATTTATATGGCGTCAGATGTCAAAGATTTTGTTTTTGGTTTTTTTGAAAATCAAAATATATTTACTTTTGGTTATCCGGAAATAAAAGGCGATTTTGATTTATACAACGCCAAAGAAATGTTAGAAAAAATATTGACTTTTGCAAATTGTAGAATTTTTCAAAGTTACAATCGTTGGTATATTGTCGAAGCATCAAATATTTTTGATTATTACGTCAAAGACGAAATTTTTAACGAAGTTACTTCAACCGGCGTTGTTCCAACAAATATTCGTGATCGTATTTCGTCAAAATTAAATTTCACTAAAAAGGAATTTATTGATTTTAGAACATACGATAAAGACGGCACAAGTTTAGGAACAGAACGTTTGCCGGTTTTATACGACAACAACAACGAATTAAAGGCGACAAACAACGATTTAGCGCGAGAATATTTACAACCTGTTTCAGAGGTTCATACAATTTCGGATTTTGTAAAATATAAAACATCATTTTACAATTCCGGTTTTGAATACGGTTCTTATGATTTCACAATTTTAAACGATGTTAGTTTAAATCCATTGGCAGAAATAGCAACGGACGAAATTTCATATAAAGGGCGCCGGTCAATGAAATTAACAGATGACGCGCCAACAATTGGCCAATCGCAATGTTTTAGTTATTCACAAAGTATTGATTTAAACGAATCAAATTTTGATGACGTTACATTTAAAATAAAATATTACATTAAATTTTTAACATCAATAAGTACCGAAGTTAATTCGACTTTTCAATATCAAATAAGTGTTTCGGATTCCGGTTTGAAATCATGGAACGCAACCGATAAAACATTTGTATCCGGAAGCTATGTGAATGAAATTGACGAAACTACTGCAAATCAATTTATATCGTATTCAGTAACACTAAAACAAGACGGTTTAATAAATCCGTCAAATACTTTAATTATAACCATATACAACACCGTTTGCGCTGCAACACAATACGAAACGACTTATTTTGATAATTTAGAAGTTTTAGTTAAAAAAGTTCAAAAGGAAACCGCCGAACAAACATTTGTTTCTAAATTAACAAATTCCGGTATAAATACAACAATAAAAACACGAAAGGCGTTGCCAATTATATACCCAGGTTATTCGAGAACGCGCGAACGTTACGGCTTTTTTAATACGACAAATTTGTATAGGGGAATAACAGACATAACAAACCAAAATATTGCAAACGATTTTCGCGAATATTTAACACGTTACGACGGTACATTCAGAAATTTAAAAGTTCAACCGCTATCAATGCACAACAAAGTTTGGTTTTATTGGACCGGTTTTGAAACCGATCCACAAACAACAATTATTGACGGCCTAAAATACGATATCAAAAACGCGTCTTTTAAATTAAAGTCACATTTGCCAAATGACGACGACGACGTGGACATTGACTTTATTGTAAACTAAAAAACGACATTGTTTTTGTTTGTCGGCCGTCGTATTTTCTTTTGAATTGCGGCGGTTTTTTTTGAAAATATTTTTTTATTTGAAAATAATTTTTTATTTTTGTGGTTCAATCTAAAAAAAGAAAACAATGTTTGAATCACATTTCAAGGCGGAAATGAAGCGCCTTAATTTAAAACGATACGACGTTTGCGAATTACTTAATTGCACAATGCCAACGTTAAAATCACGTCTACAAAATCCGGAATCATTTACCATTGGCGAAATAATTATTTTGCAAAATGCGGATTTTAATTTGTCACAATTTGAATTGAAAATAAACGATTAAATTTTAGAATAATGAAAACAATTAACATTAAAGGAAAAGAGTACATTACCGTCAACGAGAGGTTAAAACATTTTAGAACCGAACCAACATTCAAAGGTTGGCAAATATCCGAACAATTGGTTCACATCGACGAAAAGGAAGGAATTTTTAAAGTCACGATTTCAGATACAAAAGGCGTTGAAATGGCGTCGGCACATTCGCAAGAATACCGCGACTCGTCATATATAAACAAAACATCATTCGTTGAAAATGGTTTCACGTCGGCATTGGGCCGCGCATTGGGTTATTTAGGCATTGGAATTGACACGTCAATAGCATCAGCAAACGAAGTGCAAAACGCCGTTAAAAACCAGGACAACGACAACAAAAAATGGCTAACAGACGCGCAATTCAACGCAACGTTAAAAGCTAAAAAAGAACAAGCGGAAAAGGTATTGGCCGGCTTTAAAATGAAAAAAGAATACCGCGAACAATTAATAAAAAAGTTTAATCTCTAAAAACAAAAACAATGAGTTACGAACACAAAAACGGAAACGGAAGTTTATTCAAAAACACCAACAAAACAAGCGAAAACCAACCGGATTATTCCGGCTCAATTAAGTTGCAAGACGGAACGGACCAACAAATTGCGGCGTGGGTTAAAGAGGGCGCCAAAGGAAAGTTTTTTTCAATTAAATTATCCGATCCATATGTGAAGCCGGAAGCGGTCCAAACGGCCGAATCAAGCGACGATTTGCCGTTTTAATCGGTAAAATGACAAACAAAACGAAAAGCGGTTTCAGATAAGAAGCCGTTTTTTTTATGTTAATATTTTGTAAATTGAAAATATATTTTTAGTTTTACAAAACATTTAAAAACTTAAGAAAATGGAAAACACAATTGAATTTTTGTATTTGCGAATAAATGCAATGCAAAAGAAAATCGAAAAATTAGAAATGACTATTTCAGAAATTAACAATTATTATTTAGTTGACCGCAACGTTGACACAAAACAATTGACACAATGAAAGCACAATTTGACACAAACGAACAATATCATTCAACGCCTGGAATTAGCGCGTCCGGTTTAAAATCAATACATAAAAAATCGGTTTATCATTTCATTAACCAAAAGCCGTTCGAATCGTCGGCAATGGCATTAGGGACGGCGGTTCATTGCGCAATGTTAGAACCGGAAATGTATTACAAAGAATTTCACGTTATGCCGAAAATTGACCGCCGAACAAAAGCCGGAAAAGAACAATTCGCCATTGAACAAAAAAAGGCAGAGGGCAAAAAATTGGTGGCGTTTGATGACCACGAAAAAATAACTAAAATTTTAGACAATTTCAGAAATCACGATTTAGCGCAACAATATTGCAAAGGCGAAATCGAGTTGTCACATTATACACAACACGAAGGTTTGGACGTACGCGTTCGGCCGGATTGTTTGAACCGCGTCGAAAACTTTATTTCGGACGTTAAAACGTGCCAGGACAATGCGCCAATGGCGTTTCGTCGTGATGTATATAAATACGGCTATCATTTACAAGCGGCGTTTTATTGTGATATGTTAGGCATTGACAATTTTAAATTCATTGCCGTTGAAACGAATTATCCGTTTTCGGTTGAGGTTTACACCTTAAGCGACGAAATGATTGAACAAGGGCGCAAAGCGTGGAAACGTGCGTTTGCCGATTGGAAAATTTATTGTGAAACCGGCATTGTTTCCGGTTATATTTGGAATGATTT